GAATACTGCGTATATACAATCATCGCCGATCGTGGTAACAAAGAAAGAGAAATATATAGGCTACCGTATTATCCAGACAGAATAGTCCATCATGCTATAATGAATGTTATAGAACCTTACCTTGTTAGTAGATTTACTGCAGATACCTTCAACTGTTTAAAAGGAAGAGGTATTCATTATGGAGTAAAGAGATTGAAAAGAGATTTAAAAGCTGATAAAGAAGGCACAAAATATTGTTTAAAATTAGATATTAAAAAGTTCTTTCCTTCTATAGATCAAGATGTGTTATACTCACAATTTGAAAAGATATTTAAGGATAAGAAACTATTAAGATTATTACATCATGTAGTTTATTCTACACCAAAAGGTTTACCGATTGGAAATTACATATCTCAATTTGCAGCAAATTTGAATTTGACTTGGTTCGATAGGTGGATTAAACAAGTATTAAAAATAAAATATTATTACAGGTATTGTGATGATATTGTTATATTACACCCAGATAAAGATTACTTAAGAT